AACTGGATCAACTGGGTTAACTGGCCCTACAGGCCCCACAGGGGCCACTGGCACCATTACTTATCCCGCCTCCGGCATTGCTGTTTCCACGGGATCGGCGTGGGGAACGTCGCTCACAGCCCCGTCTGGCACGATTGTTGGAACCACTGACACGCAGACGCTGACGAACAAGCGTGTGACGCCGCGCACTACTGCTGTCACAACAACCACCTCGCCATTTGCCCTAAACACTGACTCTTTAGATGAGTATGCCTTCACGGCCCTTGCCAACGCGCTGACGATTAGCGCAGATGCTGGAACGCCAACAGACGGGCAAAAGTTCATTCTCCGTATTTTGAACAATGGAACCGGCTACGTCATTACGTTCACTGGTGGTGTATCAAATGGATACAGGCCAATTAACGTGACTATGACTGCCAGCGGCAGTAACTGGACCTACACAACAACTGCCAGCAAAACAACATACTTCGGTATGCTCTACAATTCGAATGCGGCACGTTGGGACATTGTTGCGATCTCACAGGAAGCCTAAGAGGGGATTAAATGGCTATTGTGCAACTAGAAGATGGTCGCATGGCTGATCAGTTTCAGATTGGCGACGAGCCCTATGTGCTGAAAGATTCGTTGGTGATGATGCCTGCGGACTACGAGGCTCTGACGCCGGAAGAGATTGCCGCCATGAAGCAGGCCCGCTACGACAACTGGTATGCGATTGTTACTGCGCCGCCCGTTGATGTTCTTGACGAGCCGGAGGCGTAATCATGGCTGCTCGTTTTTGGGTTACAGGCGGGACGGGAAATTGGAGCAGCACCACTAACTGGTCTGCAACAACAGGCGGCGCGTCTGGCGCGTCTGTGCCGGGATCTGCTGATACGGCTACCTTTGACGCATCTTCTGGCGCGGGAACCGCAACTGTAGATAGCAGCGTCACCATTCAAACACTGACGATGACGGGCTTCACTGGCACGTTGGCGTTCGGCACTAACACAATTTCAGTAAATAGCACGGGCACTGTTTACACGGGGGACACAACTTTTTCCGTCACAGGAACTCCAGTCATTAATGTTACCAGCACTGGCTCTACAGCCATTACTGTAACGCCCGGCGTGGCAACAGAAGCCAATAGCATTTCGTTTAATTTTACTGGCGGAACGTATACGCTGACATTTTTGAACACAGCGAGTAATTCAGCGCGCAGCATTAGCTTTACGGGTTTTGCTGGAACATGGGCTGCAAGAACAAATGCTAACACAATTTATGGTTCTGTAACGCTTTCTACAGGAATGACGTTTTCAGGTTCGTCTGGAGTTACAACTTTTGGTGCAACATCTGGAACGCAACTTATCACTTGCAATGGCAAAAGCTTTGACAGCCTTATAACTATTAATGGCGTTGGCGGAACCGTTAAACTTGTCGATGCCTTGACGATGGGTGCAAATAGGACATTTACGCATACCAATGGCACATTAGATTTGAATGGGCAGACGCTAACTGTTGGCACTCGTTATGCAACTGGCACTGGAACAAAAAATTTAACTTTTAATGGCGGGACGTTAGTATGCCCAGCAGCAAACACATCATCATTTAATAATGGAGCCACATCAGGATATACACTTACTGCTGGAACTGGCACTGGCAAGATCAGCATGACTGCGTCCACCGCCAAATCGTTCCTTGGCGGCGGTGCTACATTCCCATGCACACTATCAAATGATGGCGCTGGCGCGTTGACCATCACCGGAAGCAATACGTTCACCACTCTTGCCAATGGTGTCAGCCCGACAACATTTTCTTTTACCGCCGGGACAACGACAACCGTTACCAACTGGAACATCAATGGCACCGCTGGCAATCTAGTCACGATTGGCAGCGTGACTGCGGCATCCCACACGCTGTCAAAGGCCAGCGGGACGGTTGGCTCCAACTACTTGTCCATCAGCTATTCTACAGCTACTGGGGGCGCGGCATGGTTTGCTGGAGCTAACTCCACGGATGGTGGCAACAACAGCGGGTGGGTGTTTTCTAACGCAACGACAGGTAACTTTTTCTTCTTCTTTGTGGTCTAGGGGGGACACTATGGAAAACAAGTTGAGAATATGCGTCTACGCCATCAGTAAGAACGAGGCGCATTTTGTACAGCGTTTTTGTGAGTCAGCGCAGGATGCAGACCTCATTATGATCGCCGACACAGGGTCAGAGGATGGTTTGCCGGAAAAGGCGGAACTATATGGAGCGACTGTTCATCACATTTGCATCACTCCTTGGCGGTTTGATCATGCTCGCAATGCTGCTCTTGCCCTTGTTCCTCGCGATATTGACGTATGCATCAGCCTAGACATTGATGAGGTTCTGCAACCCGGCTGGCGTGAGGAGATTGAGCGTGTCTGGATCAAGGGAGAGACCACCCGCCTCCGTTACATGTTTGATTGGGGCTGCGGCATCGCCTTCTATTATGAAAAAATCCACGCCAGACACGGATACCACTGGCATCACCCATGCCACGAATATCCTGTACCTGACGGACGCATCACCGAGGTCTGGGCCCAAACCGACTTCCTCATTGCCGTCCATAAACCTGACCCGACCAAGAGCCGGGGACAATACATGGATCTTCTGGAGCTTTCCGTAAAAGAAGATCCGCAGTGCCCCCGCAATGCCTTCTACTACGCCCGTGAGTTGAGCTTCAATGCTCGGTGGCAAGAAGCCATTGACGCATGCCAGAGCTATTTAGCATTGCCCCGCGCCACGTGGATGAATGAGCGGTGCTATGCGTATCGGGTCATGGGCCGGAGTTATAACGAACTCCTCAATGTTGAAGCCGCAGAGAAGGCCTTCCAGATGGCCGCGTCTGAGGCGCCAAACACCCGAGAGCCTTGGTGCGAGTTGGCGCTCCTCTGCTACCGCCAGCACCGCTGGGAGGAATGCTTCGCCTACTCCACTCGGGCGCTGAAAATCACCAACCGCGAGGCCGTCTACACCTGCGACCCCGAAGTCTGGGGCTATCAGGCGCACGACCTCGCCGCCATCTCCGCTTGGAACCTTGGATTGAAGGACACGGCTGTTAAGCAGGGACAAATTGCGGTAGATTTGGCCCCACATGATGACCGCCTGCGGTCCAATCTTGGCTACTACCTCGGTGAAATTCAAGATAAGGCCGCATGATGGACACGCAGAACGTCATGAACATAATCAGCGTTGCCGCGATTGGCGCTGGTGGCTGGTTTGCCCGCGAAATATGGGGTGCGGTGAAAGAATTGCGCAAAGACCTTCATTCAATTGAGACGGACTTGCCCAAATCCTACGTCAGCAAGTTCGACATGGACAAGCGCATGGACCACATTGAGGTGATGTTCCAGCGAATCTATGACAAGCTTGATGGGAAGGCAGACAAATGAGCACAACGGAAGAGAAGCAAGAAAAGTTCGCCATTGAGATGGCGGCGAGCGCCAGCAAGGGCGCACTAGTCGAGAAGATCACCTTCGCAGGTATCCCAATCCTGTTCTCTTGCGTTGTTTATCTGATGAGCGCCCTATCCGGTGCTAACAACGAAATCATCCAATTGAAGTCCAAAATTGCTGTTGTTGTTAACTCAGACAACAAGGCGATCCCGCCCCAAGGCACAACCATAGATATGGCGCAGATCCGCGAGAATTTAAGCGATCAAATCTCCAAGGTTGAGAAGGAGAGCGCCCTTGCCCGCGCCGCTATGACATTGGATCGTGAGCGCTCAATGTCTGCGATTGAAAAGAGCCGCATGGATATGGTTGCGGATGCTGCCGCCGCCCGCGCCTCCATCCGCTTTGACACGGCGCAACTGATCGCCGCGCTCGACAAGCGCATCACGTTGCTGGAAAAGGGGAAATAAAATGGACTTATTGAAGCAATTTGGTCCCCTACTTGGTCAACTGGCCCCGTCCATCGCCACGGCTCTGGGCGGCCCATTGGCCGGTGTAGCAGTGAAGACCCTGTCCAACGCTCTCTTTGGGCATGAGGACGGCACCGAGGAGCAGATCTCCGAGGCAATGGCGTCCGCCACGCCTGACCAGCTTGCCGCCATCAAGAAGATTGACGCCGACTTCAAGGTCCAGATGAAGTCTCTGGACATTGACCTTGAGCGCATTGCCGCTGGCGACCGCGACAGCGCCCGTCAGATGCAGCGCGAGACCAAGGACTGGACCCCAAAGGCTCTGGCCTTTATCGTCACGTTTGGGTTCTTTGGGGCGCTGGTTTACATCTTGATTTTTGGAATACCCCAGACGGGGACCGAGGTCATCTTGATGATGCTGGGGTCGCTAAGTAGTTCATGGACTGGCGTTATGCAGTTCTACCATGGGTCCAGCGCCGGGTCGAAGGCTAAGACTGAAGCTCTTACTGCGAGGGACAGCAAATGAATGAGAACTGGGATGACAGCTTCGCCGCCGTCTTGAAGCACGAGGGTGGATTTGTGAACCATCCGAAAGATCCGGGTGGCATGACCAATTTGGGCGTCACAAAGGCGGCTTGGGAGGGCTACGTTGGCAAGCCCGTGGACGAGGCTTTTATGCGAAAGCTTACGCCCGAGGCGGTAAAGCCCTTCTACAAGGCCATGTATTGGGACAAGATCAAGGGAGACCAACTCCCCAACGGCGTGGACTACGCCGCCTACGACTTGGCGGTGAACTCCGGCGTCGGGAGGGCGGCGAAGTTCTTGCAGACAATCGCTGGCGTTACAGTGGACGGAGTTCTTGGCCCCAAATCTATGGGCGCCATCAGGGAGTGCGACCCCGAGCAGATGGTTGACGCGCTCTGCGACATGCGCCTCGACTTCCTCAAG